AAGATCCAAAATATGCAAAAGATAATAATTTAAAAGTTGATTATAATTATTATTTTATAAACAAGTTTCTAAACCCCGTGTGTGATTTAATTGAACCACTCTTTGAAGATCCTAAAGAAGAGATATTTGGTGAACTTCTAACGCGTGTGAAACCAAAACGACGCCCAAAGAAAAAACTAGAGGCTGAAATTGAAGGGCAACCGAAAATAAGTGACATGTTCAAATCACTTAAAAAATAACGTGATATATATAGTAATGGTATCTCGAAAACAAAGGAAACACGAACTTGTAGATGATCTATTACCTATTATAAATAAACGTCTTGATGAAGAACGTCACGTAGCACGTGTAGAGATGTGTATGATACTTTCTAAAGAATTATATATGAATTCAAAATTATTATGTCAGTTTATCCCAGATTCATCTAAATTTTGTAAAGGTTTCAAAAAGGATGGTACACCGTGTCTTGCAAGGTCCAAAGATAACGGAATGTGTGGAAGTCATATAGATCAACCACAACTTATGGGACCTATAGAAATGAGTCCTAAAAACAGTGATGGTATACGACATACACATAGTTTATCAGAATGTATATTTAAACCTGGGTGTCCGGCGTGTGAAGTGTCAAGAAAGGGATTTAGAGAATTGCGTGGAATAATGTAATAATGAATAAATCAGCTATTCTACTAACATCGATTGATACTTTTTATAATATACCCGAGAATAGAGCTACACTTTTAGATATTTTAAATAAAACGGGTGGTATTTCTTTAAGAAATCTCGAATGGTTTATAACAAATTATTCAAAGAAAAACAATTTATCATATAAAACGACTGACGGTAAAATATTTAGTGTACACTGTGCATATAAATCGAGTTTAGACGGGTATAGTAAAAAACTTTTTGATCCGTTTTGTCGTTCATCTAAAATATCATATACTGTACCGGGTACATCCAATGAAATACATACGACTGTTGCACAGCTGAATTTCATAAGATGGTGTATAAAAAATAACATAATCGAGTATATACACGATCATAAAAATGATCTTTTTTCTAAACAAGTGTCATGATACCATTGTCAAAAATGAATGTTTGGTACCCTACATAATATAAATGTAGCGTGTAATCACTCGTAAGACCTTCTTTCATAGTAACATCTAAAACAGTTCTGTTTGATTGTAACCGACTAAAATCCAACATTCCCGATGGTTCCACATTAATAGGATTCATCGAGAATGTATATGTATAAATGTTTCGCAAAGGCCGTGATAAACGACTAGAAAATGGAACAACATATTTAAAATATTTATGATCACTATCTTTAACATTTGGTATATCTTCACCATTTACAAATATTTTTGCACTTGACATAGGTGGATTGTAAAATTCGTTATTTACGGAATATTCTACATTTGAAGAGAAATTATACCTATTTGCAAATACGTTTGCAAGTAAAGTTGTACCACCTTCATATGTATTTTCGTTCTCAAACGCGTTTTGTCTGAAAAACCAATTAAGTGTTTTTACCGGTGTTTTTGGAACAAGTTCAAGTTTTGCGTTTTGTACACCCACTGGTATGTCCAAATTGGGGTGTTTTTTAACACTATCGGTAACGAGAACATGTCTTTTATTTGTTATATAAGTACGTTCAATTGGTTCGAGTGCTATTTCTTCGGTAACAATATCAAAACTATTTATAGTCAAGGTATTTGTTTCATTTGTAAAAAAAGATTGTTTATGAAATTCAAACTCAAATTGAAGTTTTTGTTTATGTATAGCGCAAGTTGGAAAATACGGACGATTTGGTTTATTTGTTTCATATTCATCACTTTCATACTTACGGGAAAAGAGTAAAGGTATAGGAATATAAACACGTGATTTATTTTGAACTAATATTTGGTTACCAGATAATAAAGATGTATCTTCTGCATTATTTCTATTTAACGTGTACCTCTTTGTTCTTTTTTCTGATTCATCGAGGTATAATTCATCGTATATAATTCCCCAATCACCATGAAACTTTTCAACAACCGTTTCATCGACACGCATGGTTACAGATTTAAAAATATGTCTTCCAATTTGATCTGCGTAATAACTATCGGAACCCGTTAAAGCTGGTAATTCAAATGTTACGTACATATTTGCTAAAAGATCTCCCATATTTCTCGGGTTATACATGACCTTTATAGTTTCACCAAAAGGCCAAGATGTTGAAGAACTACTTGGTTTATTAACATTTAAACTTTTATGAAATTTTGTAAAATTAGCGTGTTGTTTATGTTCATACTTAAAGAATGAATGAATAGGATCATCTTCCAAAAGATACGTATCTTGTTTACCAATTGCATTAAGTGATAGTATAGAACCTGTATTTGGTCCAGATGTATCACACATACTTACTACTTATTGTTTATATATTTTTAAATCCCTTTTCCACATATCGATATGTGACATTTGTTGTAATGTGTCAAGCTCTATTCTTGATTTTGTTGTTTCTTCCCTGATACTTTGTATAGCTTCGAGTGTATACTGATACGTTTTGATATTCAAGAGATATTCATACGAACCATCGATTTTATCGAATATTTTTTCCATTTCACATTCGAGTTCTACCCGTTTACGTCTGAAAACAATTAGTTTTTCATGAATAACCATATCAATAAATTTCGACATATTTTCAAGTTTTTTAGTTTTTTCTTTTAAGACATGTATAAGGTGTGCTTTTCTTTTTTTATACGTCTCTGACCGTATTTTAACAAAATCTGCGAGAATTTCTTCTGGACTTTCGTATTTATGAATACCCTTTGTCGGATGAAATAAGTGCATATTTGATACATGAAATGTCTTCTGAAGTTTAAAATCTTTTATAATATCGTTACCCGTGTATCCTTCAATACTAAAATTAACATCATCCGTCGTACTGTTATTCACGTAATTCGTAATCTTTTTCTTTTCGATAAGGGTATCGAGATACTCTTTATAGTCTTGTGTCCAACGTCCCGGTGGAAGTTCGGTTACTATTACATTTTTACCCGAAGATTTCCACACACCCTCTGTTATCCACAACCCATCTTCATTACTAAACACGCGACCTGTGAATTTATCGAACCATGGTTTCATTGGTATTATATTTTCACCATTAATTACACGTTCAATATTATGTTTAATATCTAACGGGTTAAATGGTGGTATATACGAACTAAATCCCGTACCTATACCCTCGGTTCCATTTACTAAAACAGTTGGTAAAATAGGAACATAATAGTCGGGTTCGATCTGTTTACCGTCGTCGTCGAGATAGTTTAGAACTGGATCATCTTTAGGATCAAAGAGTATTCTCGCATTTTTAGTCAATTTTGTAAATATATACCTGGTTTGACTCGCGTCTTTACCACCCATGAGACGTGTACCGAATTGACCACATGGTTCGAGTAAATTGATATTATTTGACCCCGTAAAATTATGTGCTAATTTTACAATAGTATCTGCCAAAGATACTTCACCGTGGTGATACGACGTTTTTTCAGAAACGTACGCGGCTAATTGCGCAACCTTCATTTCGGACGTAAGATTCTTTGTGAAACACGCGTATAACACTTTTCGTTGAGACGGTTTTAAACCATCGGAAACGTGTGCAATAGACCTTTTCAAATCAGCAAGACTGAAATTAACAAGATCCTTATGAATAAAGTCGGAAATACCGAGACGTTCAACGTTTCCATACGGTACTTCAAGTTCAGACGCCTTCTTTTCTGTACTTTCAAGTAACCACGTTTTACGTAAATCTGATTTTGTTTTATCAAACGCAAGAATAATTGAATCGTCCATAGTTTCATCCGTGTCGAATTGAACGGTAAGATCTTTTATTTTTTTAAAGTATTCGCGTGCTTCCGCAGACGTGGATGTACCGAGACCCTTATAATATTTAATTTTCCAACCTTGTTTACCGTTACCGTACCATTGTCTGAACGTTGAATCTGTATAAAATGATTTGGTTTCTGAACCTTTTGTCGCTTTTATGATTGGTGTGACCATACTCACGACAAAATTAAGTTTGAGTAAACTCGGCCAGAAATAGTGAATCATGTTAAGAATGAGACCTTTGATATGACTTCCATCGTTATCCGCATCAGTCATGATCATGAGTCGCCCGTATCTGAGTTCGGAGAGTGATGTATACACTTTCCCTTGTTGAAGTCCCAAAATCTTTTTAAGGTCGTTAAACTCCTTGTTTTCTGTAAGTTGTTTTACACTCGCGTCACGTACATTCTTACATTTACCCCGAAGTGGGAAAACACCGTAATGATCGCGCCCAACAACCGAAAGACCCGCAATTGCAAGTGTTTTTGCAGAATCACCTTCAGTAACAATAAGAGTACACTTACCAGAGTGTGTAGTACCGGCCTTATTTGCATCGTCGAGTTTTGGAATACCCGTTATTTTTGATTTACGAGACCCATCCGTTTTTTTCAATTCTTTCATTTCACGAAACTTTGATAAAGCCATGAGTTCCGATTGAATACCCGTTTTTAGAATATTCTTTATAAACGTTTTTGGTGGTTCAAATTTACTCCCGAAATCTTGTGGCTTGAGTGTACACTCCGATTTAACCTGACTACTAAAACTCGGATTGACAAGTGTTGCTTTTACAAAAACAAAAAATGCGTTCTTAACCTGTTGGGGTCGAAGTTTTATCTTCTTTGCCATATCTTCGATAATACCGTTTGCGAGTATTCCGGAAACGTGGTCAACGTGTGAACCACCTTTTGTGGTACATATACCATTCACAAATGATACGTGTTCAAAACCATCATCTGAAGGTGCGATACACACTGACCATCTATCACTCGTAAATGTACATATTTCATCTGATTTCGTGTACATTTTTGCGTACGTATTGAATGTTGCTTTAGGTAATGCGTCACCTTGAAATTTCACTTTACAATTTTGTGACGTACAAATATTCGCATCATATACCCGCTTTTCAAATATTTTGTATATAGAATCATCCATTTTTGACATACCAAACCGTTTCCAATCGGGGACGAAAGTAATAGAAACGCTCGACGTAGCATTCGAATACTTTTTTATTTTGGGTGTACCACACGTTCTCATATTATCTGACCATTCTTGTGTATATATACACTTGTTTTCACCATCTTTAATTTTTATAGAAAACATCGATGAATAAACATTTGTAAGTTTTGCACCGTATCCATTACGTCCACCCACGAGACGTTTTTGTGTATCGTCATAATTTGTACTCGTGAGTAAATGACCAAACGTCAACTCCGGATTCCATAAACCTTCCTTTTCGTGCATTTTAACCGCGATACCACCCAAAGGTCCATTATTTTCAATGGTTATTTGACCAGTCGTTTTATCAATAGAAACATTGAGTGACGTTACATTTTTTGGGTACATGGAGTTTCGGTCGATCGCGTTTACTAAAATTTCATCGAATATTTTTAAAAGTGCTGGTGAATACACTACCGTTTTCTTTTCAAATGAATCATTTTCATAAATCCAATAAGGTTCCGCTACACGTGAAACGGGTCCGACGTATGAATCTGGACGCTTTAAAATATGCTCCACGTGTGTGAGTTTTTGAATACTTTCACCCATTTATGTTATATAAAGTCGTTTATTTAAGTATATTTTTAGTCCTTCGAACCAGTATAATAATTCATCTTTTGTTTTTGACTTGGGTCTCGAATATATATTTTTTATACGACCACACTCGCGGTGTCTAAGTGATACAGGGTTAATATTTTTATAAGACGTTATATAACATGCATAACAGACACGTTTTATATTTGTACCAAAAAATTTCAGATATTCAATATTGTTATATGTAAAAATAGGTCGCATTTTTCTATATTCTCGAACAAGTATACGTTCTTCTGTCGTTTTTGTATGTACACACGGCTCTAAAGGGCATTCACACAAATAACACTCTTTTGTCCACTTAAGATTCATTTAAAAGTAAAAGGTTTTATCTTTTATATTACTCACCTAAAGTGAAGCTATATGTTCTTTTAAGTCTTATAAAGAACCACATCTTTTACTAACCTAAGTTATTTTATTTTTAGTATAAATTAAGATGTCGCAATACTTTCTACCGACCGTGATTCAAACGAATTTTAGTGATACTAAAAATGTACTCACTAAAAAACATCAATCGAATATTCAAAGTTACGATGACTGTTTACGTGTATCTAAAACTTTAAAAACAAGTAAAAAAACACCAGAGGAAATGGCGATAATTCTCGATAAAATGAGGAAAAAGAAACTTGAATGTAAAAAAACAAGACCGATACAGGTTTTAGATTCTGTACCTAAACAGGACGTTTCTGAATCCCGTAATATATGTAAAGCATTTACATTATCAGGAAAAAAATGTACATTCAAAGCTGTTTGTGGGGATTACTGCAAAAAACATAGAATAGATGATCAAGTGTTAGGAACTAGACCAAAAATAAATATTTCCTTATTATAAAAAAATGTTAGATCAAGAAACACTCAGACCTGTCATAATAGCCATGGCACTTTATCTTGCAATTTCAAAAATCGTACCAGAACTTCTTAAGAAACCAACCAATATTAAATTTATCGATGATATCGTTGCCATGCTCATTGCCCAGAGAGGCTCACTCATGTCCGGTGCCATCCTTACCGGTGTTATCACTTTCCTTACTAATTACATTGGTGATGAATTCTTGTAATACATTTTCTTTACACGTCAACATGTGAGTCCTCGGATGTTCCATATACCTTACTTTCTTGGTATATGCATCTTCCATAAATTCACGCAATTGTTTTTCATTTGGTTTCCCCCATTCCATACCAGCCTTAAATAGAAAATCATCTTTTACCAAATACTGAAGACCACACTCAATTAAGTATGGTGTTTTGACATATTCAGGTGCGCCACCATAATCAGTTATAATAACAGGTTTGTTTCGTAAAGCTGCTTCGACTGCACCCATACCAACACCTTCTGAACTCGAAAAACTGATATAACAGTCTCCCATTCCATGTATTTTTTCAATTTCTTCATCTGATATGAGCCCGTTTATAAAGGTAACATTAGGTATTCGTGCTTCGACGGGTTGATTACACGTTGCTTTTACCAATAAACGTGAATCTGGTTTATTCATACGTACGAATGTTTCTATGATTTTATTAAAATTTTTACGTGGGTCATGAACATTACCTATATGGTAAAACGTATACGGTCTCTTATCGGGTATATGTGCGTGTATAATGAAAAAATCTTTATCAGGAAACTGTTTCTTAAAAACTTTTCTACAGAATTCGCTCGGTACAGCAATTCTATCGAATAAGTCAAAAAGTTTACCATAATCTTCGTGTACTGTTTCTGTTTCACATACTGTCATACACGTCACGTGTTTAATTTTTCTTTTTATTTCTGGTATTTTATCTAACCAGTATGGTACAGGTAAAGCAAATATAAACGCTCTTTCACATTCTGGTATTTCGTTTTGAATTTCTATATATTTACTTCGTGGGAAAAGGTTCATATATTTTTTGCAGTGTTGACCTATACCGCTCAGGGGAGTTGGGCCAATGAATAACATTTAGTATAAAGATAATCTTTCTTTTATATATATTACACGATGGACTCTATCCGAAAACAAATTGATAACGCACTCGAGCGACCAAAAATTCACAAAGAAACCGTCTACGGTATCCTTAGACAAATAGTTGATGTAATCGAACCACCAGCTCCAACCCCCGCCCCAGTAAAGGCTGCCGCCCCAGTAAAGGCTCCAGCGCCACCAGCGCCACCAGCGCCACCAGCGCCACCAGCGCCACCAGCTCCAGCGCCACCAGCTCCAGCACCAGCACCAGCACCAGAAACACCAAAGAAGAAAGTTGTTAAACGTGTCGTTAAAAAGAAGGTTGTGGAATCGAAGGAGTAAATTTATTTTTTACAAATATAAATCCACCTATTACCATTGTTATGAACAGTATTAAGTAACGTAAAGGGTACTTTTTCTTTTTTTCTATTTCCATTTTTTCGATATCCTCCTTATCTGGAAGTTTTTTAACGTTTACGTTAAGATCATCTATCTTCCCGATAAGTTTATGTAAAGCTTCAAGAATTTGAACCTCTCTATTTACAGGTTTTTCCTTAACGTCTATGGTTGTAACTTCGAGAATCATGTACCAAGATGCATCTGGTTGTAATGTTTTATAATCACTATCACCCTGTAATTCATTTATTTCAAAATGAAGTTTCTGTAAAGATATAGGGTTAAATAAGTTTGTCTGTCTTGGAAACGCTTTCCATTGTTTATCGCGCATTATAAAGTCGTTACTTCCAGTAAAATTTCTTTCTAAAGCTATACGAGCGAGAATCTGACCATTACGTTCATTTAATATTTGACCCCTTTTTGGTATATCGTCGCATATTATATCTACATATTTTGCAACGTTTGTTGTTCCTAGATCATTTTCACCTATCTGTGTTACATAAAATTCAACTGGTTTTAGACCACATACTTGTGTCATTTCTTCCAAGTGTAAATTTGATTCAAGTGTAAGATCTATACTGAATGTGTTATTAGAACCATTTACAAAATCGGAATCTATAATTATATATTGAACCTTTTTAGGTAAGTCCTGGAGTGAAACCATCTTGTATTTAGTATATAAAAAAATAAATATAAATAACAGCAGTAATGTTTTCGTTTTATTCGAGTGTGTGTAATTTATTATCACCTCGACCAAAACCCGAACCTACATCTATAAAAATGTGTGAAAATGACTATATCATATCTAAAAATGAAGCGAATGAAATAATCATTTTAGAGGTTCCTAAGAAACCTAAGTTTACATACTTCTAATGAAATGTATAAAAAATGAAATGGACGACTACATTGCCTTACACACGTACGACTATAAACTCTCGTTTTGTCAAGCGACAAACGAACTCCCGAGTGACATGCAAAGACTCGTATGGGAAAAACTTAATACGTACGAATCACGTGATCTCGTGTGTCCGGGAGCCCCTCAACGAGCCTCCGGAAATCCACGATTCTCAAAAGAGAGACTCGAAACTCTGGTTAACCGATGGAGAGAAAAGTGGGGCGAACCTACTCCGTGAAAGTATGAATACACTTGCGCGTGAACAAATGTGTTTAAATGATTACGAGCGTAGTGAATACGATTCATATTCACTCGTACTTTATAAATTACTTCTGGATGATCTTAAATACCAAAGACGTGAATTACAATATTCTAATATTTTCGGTGATAAATGGAGAAAAACACCCGTAAATACGAGTAATTTATTAAATATTCATAGACGTATATATGAAGTTGAGAAGAGCTGTAAAGATTTTATAAAAAAGGAACGCGCATTTAAGAAAAAGTATTTTCAAGATGAAAATTATATTATTAAAGGTATAGATATAGAGTAAATAAATTGTAATATGTTAAACATAATAAATCCGTATACTAAAACCGTCAGAATATCATGTCCTACTAAACGTAAAGAAGGTATAGCCGAATACGAACAAGTCAAGGCTAAAATCAAAAAGTCGACTTTACAATACGGTGTAGCTATTTCGACGTATAACTTCATTTTTCATACACCCATTGACGGTGTATCTGCTACTTTAGGGACAATTGCATCGTGTATTTATGTAGACTCGTTGTCATCATACGTCGATAATATTGAAAGAATACCCGTTTTGAATAAACGATTATTGTTACCGACGTGTCTCGCACTAGCCGAATCTTTGTGGAACACATCGGAATTACCGTTTGATTTTAATATGGGGGCAACTTTATTTGGGTTTTTGGCGTATAAAATGGCATTTTATCAAATTGTAGCCGAGGAAATATTGATGTACAGTGAAGACCTAAGTGATATAGATCAATTATAATAAGTATACTATAAAAAAAATGTCTTCTCTCATTTACGAACTTACAAAACAATCTGTCAGTCTTGAAAGACTTGACAAACTTGACGGTGTTCTTTCGAGTTTTCGAAACGATCAATTTTCAACTGGTACACCTTCTCAAGTATATGGTGTTAAACCGAAACACAATTTTCCAATTGAGTGTAACCCCAAAGAACTTGATCATATTGCGTATGTTGGTATATCTGCATTCAACGATAAACTTCACTTAGTGGACTTTATGTATGAAGAGAAATACGAAGATGGTAGTCGAATGGGTATTATTGAACCATCGTTACGGATGTTGTCAAAAGATAAATTGGGTACTATGATTGCTCCACGACACGTCCCGGAAGAGTGGGTCGAGTTCTGGATGAATTACTTTAAAAAAGAATTTAACTGTCAAAAAACTTTATTACAATTTGTTGAAAAAAATAACCTTCACGGAAGTGTTGATTGGACGGAACTTTATAACTCGTTTCCTGAAAATATGGACTTAAAACTTAGCAACTAATGTGTAATATAATACGATGAGCCTTACTTACGAACTCCTTAAAAACTGTACCACGATTGTTGAACTTTTCGATGTTAATGATCTCTTTTCTGAATTAGCCGGTGAAAAATGTAAAGTATACGGTTTACGCGCTGATTTTGGGTATCCTACACACCTCATTCCTAAAAGTACGTATAAGTATATTGCGTATATTGGTATTTCTAATAGAAAATTGGAAACATCGTATGGTCAAGCCCAATTTATTGAATTTTACTATGAACCTAACGATATTGGCGTTTTGGAACACTTTTTTGATATGTACCTCGAAAGTGAGAAAGACATTCTTAAACAGTGTGGGTGTAAAGGTGATGAAGAATTTACCGTCGAACTTTTCCCAAGTAAAATCACGAAAAAGAACCTCATGTTTTGGAAATGGTATTTAGATGAACAATATGGCGTTAACGATAAGATTTCTTTACGTGATTTCCTTGACGATTATGAAATTACGTACCAAATCGACCACGATCGATTATACGATCATTTACCCGAAAATATTGACGATTTGGATAATGAGAGTGAATACACGTCGGATTCTGAATCCGAACTCGAAGAAGGTGAAATAAGAACCTAAGTACGAGATTATAAAATAATCGAGAAAAAAAATGCGTCCAAACTGTGTATACGAAAACTGTCTCTGTCGCCAAGGAAAAAACGGGTTTTGTATAAAACACCGTGATATTGGTGAAGCCGTAGAAGCCCTTTTACTTTTAAGAAAAATAACAAACCTAAGTTGTAATGAAACAAAATAAAAAATTAATATATTAAAAATGGACGCTCTTACCACGTTAATGCAAACGCTCGACCTCAATTCTAAGATAATTTCTGAAGGCGATTATCTTAAAATGTGTGATTCGATCAAAAAGATTCACGATTATATAAAATACGAAACGGATTCTGAAAGCGATGAAGAAGAAGAATTTAGAATTCGACGTGTTGATATACCCATACCCTTTTCCCCGATGCCCCGTCTTCCACCATTTGGGGATAATCTTGACGATCTTACGATATACGATACGGTACCACCACCACTATCAAGACGCGGGGATTATGTACACCCCGACTTACCGGAGATACAAACACCACCACCTGTTCCGGAACAGTTACGCGATTACGAACTCGAAGATGAACTTATGGAAGTAAATAGATTAATCCATGAAACGTTAAAAAAGATTGAAAAATTAAAACATAGGCGAAACGTGACGAACTTTGTTCGCCAAGAAGCTGTGAAACGACGCGCACGGGAACTCGGTATTCGGTTATCCCGATATACGGTTGGTTCACTTTTAGATTCGGGACACGACGTTGGTGATGTACGTATGTTCTTCATGAATTACCTGGAAGACTATAACGATGATATCGATAGACAACACGAAGAATTATCCGAGACGTTAAAAGAACTCGAGTACGATAAAACAGCTATAATAGATGAACTTATAAACTTTTAATTGAATATCATTTTACACCATTTTTCGTTAATATTGCCGAAAGGTGAATACTCAAAGAGTAAATGTATTAACGCCCCTGAAATAATTAAAACACCAGTACCCTTATAGATATATTTTGTAATACCCAGGACCAAAACTTGTAACATGAGACCAATGAAGAGAGCTTCCATCAGGACAGTGGTAAATGGTCGCATTTTTTATATAATAGTATACTATATAAAAAAATGGATTACCAAGGAATTGGAATGTTAGCAGTTATCGTCGCCTTTATGGCCATCTTCGTCTACATACTTATGAGTAGATCTAAAGCTTCTTCGTCTGGACAAATTGGTCCAGAAGTTTCTAACATGAAAGTAGAATAAATTAAAATTAAATCTCGTGATATATAAAATGATACAGGTTGTTATTATCATTCTATTTATCATATTTTTGGTATATAGTATACGTTGTTTGAATAAGAGTGAAACGTATACGATTAATAAACTTTATATTTCGTGGGAGAATAAAAATTACGTTGAAGAGTCTGTAGAGAAATGGATACTTGTTTTAGTAAATTCGGATGGGGATGAGTTACACAAGATTGAAAATACAGACATTGAAAATCGTATGAATTATGAACCCGTAAATATTAAGTTTATTGATGTTAAGGATTTTGACGGGAAAATATTTGGTGATAATCAACTTAAAGTATATTATAATAAAATAAGTGATATTAATTTAGCTATAACTACAAATATTAGATTTGACGGAACTGATTTTACTGCTAAGTTATCCGATATAGAATATATAGATTCCAATTTACCAAACAAATTTGTAGACGCTGATACAAATATTGCAAGATACGTTTGGTACGGGTACGAAAATTCGACGGTTGAGACGATTTGGCAACAAGGTGGAGAAAAAATTATACTCACGGAAACGCCTATACAAACTATTGCAGTATACTTCGGTGATGAAAATATTACAAAGGATCTACGTGATAATAGTATCGAATTCAGAGGAAGATGGGAAGACCCGTCTTACAACATACACCCAGTGTCAAGTTCTAATGGTCCAATACATAAAATCTTTAAGGACTCTCAAGCTCGTTATAATCGCAACGATTTACAAAATGCTACGTGGTTTAGGTCGACAGATGACACTTTTCATGGACAAGGTAAATATACGGCTTGGGTTCAGATAGATCTAGGTAAAGAGTACCCTATTGATAAAGTTGTTGTGGATCGAGGTTCTCACGGAGAAGGTGGTTGGGACAGTAATTGGGTGGGAACGTTTGTTAAGTTAAAGAATGCAAATGGTGTAGAAGTTTCGCGATCAACAGATAAAGTTGCAGTTAATTACCAAGAAAGTGAAAAAACATTTACTTTCCCTAAAAAAACTGCAAAGGTTGACTGTATAGGTATTGGTGGTGATACATGGGGTGTGTGTAGTCAGACCTGTGGACCTAACGGTAAACAAACGAAAACCTTTAAAAAAGCTGCACCAGCAAGAAATGGGGGTTCATGCCCACCGGAATACGAAGAACGAGCGTGTAATAGGAAACTATGTGAATACGATGAATTGAAATCAGGAAGAAATTTTGAATATATACGGCATTCTCCTGCACAGGAATTCATTTTCTCGAACGCTAAAGACACGATACAAGCAAGTGAATATGCAGTGACCAAGGCAAGTGTTACTGATTTTACTAATCTTAAATCTGCTACAGGCGGTTCTGGAATATTTGGAGGAAATTACGTTCATTACTGGAGAATTAAATATACATATCCCGATTCAGTTATCGAAGATACATTTGATCCTAACACAATAAAAGTAAAAGGCGAGTATTCGGTTACGATAGAAACTGGTAGTGATAATAACCAAGGGTATGTACTAGTAAACAACAAAAGGGTAGGATCATATTCTTCGAAGGGTACAATTGGTGGTGGTACATTTAACGGTGGAACGTTTAGTAAGTCCGGTAATAATTTCAAACCGCAAGTGGATATAGATATATTTTTCTATCATAAAAAAGACGAACCAACCAATAATGATGTGAGAATACTATTTAAAGGTCCGGGAATGAATTCGTCTACAAACGATTTTAAATCATTTAAAAGTCTAAATTCTAATCCACCTCCTCCACTACCACCACCACCACCACCACCTCCTCCACCACCAGTAGGAGGAGGATCAATATGTGATATAATTGATATGTCCAAAGGGCATGATGAGTTGTTTGCGTACGCACAGTGTATGGACATGATGGATGATCCTTTTATGAGTCATATATTGACTGACGATCCATATTTTTTTGAAATGATGTTTGGTCACGTGCTTGAGGACAGCCTCGGCTTTGGCAGACTACCACCTCCTCCACTACTACCACCACCTCCACCACCACCACCACCACCACCTCCACCACCTCCACCTCCACCTACACCCACCTATACAGTTTCTCACTCTACCAGCACTTCTCTAAGAGGAGACAACGCTCCAGTACTGACGGTGAAGATCACAAACATTAAGAACGCACACAGTTCGTTCACCGTCACGTTGGTAAATCCCTGGGGAACTACTATAAAAACGCGTACTTTGGCGAAAGGAGATACCGGTTTCACTTGGACTATGACCGACGCCCAACACCCCATCGGTTCATACACCTATGTTATTAAACTTAACGAAACGCAAACCGATGAATTCGTAGCAGTATTCGAAGAACCACCTCCTCCACCACCTTCAGCACCAATAACTCCAGAAATTCTGTCCGCTAACTCATCTGGGAAGTACACTGTATCATCCTCTGATGAAGATGATAACAAAGAGAATTATCCAATTTGGGCGAGAGGAAATGACGCTTGGAAGGCGTTCGACGGAAAACATGACACACGCTATATGAGTACACGCGGCAGACCCGGTATACTCGAGGGGTATGGAGTATTAGTCGACGAAGCATCTGTATATTCTAGGTTCTATCCTTATAAGTACAAAGGAAGCGAAAGCAAAACGTGGTTGGGAAAAGCTGGGTGGACGCCGAGTACATACTCAAAGAAGTCTTTGGGTGGTGTAGAGGGAGAATGGATAAAAATCAAACTCTCGCGGCTCCCGAATGCTTTCACACCACAAACTGTACGTTTTCAAACAATGTCAAAAGGAGCCCTTGGTAGTACACCACCATCCCAATGGGTTACTATGGGAAGTAATGACGATGCAAATTGGACAATATTACACACGGAAACTAACCCATCTTGGTTGGTAAGTAAAGACGGTAAAAATTGGAGTAACCCATACAATCAAGATCATTCGGATTATGGACTCTTATACGAATATTCTTTTAAGAATGTAAAAGCCTATTCATACCTTGCTATTGTTGTTACCCATATCGATGGGTCGCCGAGAGGTAGTGGTTTTTCATTCACAACAAATTGGACAATATCAAAACTTTTATTTATAGGTCCAAAGCCTCCTTCTCACTCATGGATTGAACATAAAAATAAAAAATATAACTACAGCGGTTTGAACGGTAAATTTGTAAATTCTGATGACATTCCGGGAGAAAGCATAACGGGGGAATCTCGTGTTATGGGTTTAAGTGTCGATGAATGTAAACTAATGTGTAACGATTTAGAACACTGTAATTCTATCCAATACGACTCTGAAAACTTTTATATGAGTTCGACCCGTGGAAAGGTCATCACCAAAGAATCTGAGTGTCTTATCACGAGTGCTACTGTAGCAGGCACCGGAATTCCGGAAGATACAACATACTTTACCAGTAGCGCAACACCTATATTTCAGAAAAGCATTACTAAATCGTATTTGTCGACACAAGAAAAGTATCTTGCCGAACAAGAGGAGAAACAGGCCAATATGGCCGCTTATACTGGTGGTCGATGATAACTTTTGCGTGTTGTTCATGTTATAATTCCATAATAATATGCGAGTTCACTCACTGAAAAGTTTCCATATGAAACAAAAAATTGTTCACCGCGTCTAACAGACCGAGTTGAACGAAATACTATATATTCATCTATACATTCTAAGTCATAATCAAAATCTTTATTGGTAGTCGTATCGTGATTAAACAAATCTAATAATGGGTATAATCCACATGACATTTCACTATACATACTTCTCGTCCTTACAATATCTAAAAAATAGAGTGCAGTTTGTCTATCACACCATTTAAATTTACGTAATCGTGCTTTGGCATACGGATATTCGGTTAATTCCTCAGTCTAATTCCATTTTACAGAATAAAAATATATACTACTAATAAATGAAAACTTCATCCGGACTTTTATTAGGGGTACTTTTCACACTCGTTGTAGTTATAGTTGCCGTCGTAATATACTTTAATACCAGACCAGAAGAAGAAAAACCAGGAACTTCGACTGGTCCCAGTAGTCCCACTTTACCTAGTATAAGCGATCTTACAATCGCTCAAACACTTTCATCAAACTCCGATTCGGAAACGTATACGATCGAACCATATACGATCGAATACGCTGATGGTGATAACGAAAAGAGTTTATCAAAAAACGTTACGTTTACATTAAATTGGGAGAATAAAGATGGTTTTGATACTGTATCAAGAATTCGGGTTGAACATTATATCAGAGGTACAGATAATGTACTTCAAACTGTTGAAGTGAATGATAATCAGAAATTAGACGGAATTTGGGATTATGCATCAATATCAGTTAAAATAAGTGGTTTACCAGATGACAACACTGCTCAGTATAGTTTTGTTGGTGACAATATGTTTAAAATAATAGCAACATACGGTGGTACTAATGAACTTATATTATACGATGGTACTGGAGAATTAGGTGAAGGTGAAACCCATCCACCCGAATTAGTAATTAAACCAGGAGATTTAACTGCAACCATTGATATGACCGGGGAAAAAACAGTAGTATATAGTGTATCTCTTATCGGTGGTACTCGTGATACCTTTAAGAATATAGACAATACATCGTATACATTTACTGCCACTTCCCTAATAAATGACGACGATGGCCAACCATATAACATTTCTACTCTTGAAGGTATAGAGTTAATTGCACAAGATACTACCGGTACAGAATTTAAATTTAAATATGGAATACTTCACCCGGTTATAGAGGATCGTGGTAAGTATGTAAGTGCAGAATTAAACACAGTAGCCAAGAAATGGACATTATTTAATGTCGATGCAGAAGCCGCCGCATCTAAAATTACATTCGTGAATAGTAATTTAGATAAATCAGGAGACGAAACCCCCGGTGATACTTATAGAATGTTAAGAATATCTAAACCAAAATGTATAACTTCCGATGACGGTTGTAGCGGTGTCGACGGGAAACCAACTGATACAGAAGCCATAGATACACAATTCTTATATTTATACGGTGACCACACACCCCAAAATCCGGGGAAAAGTTGGTTAGGACTAACTGGTCGTACGAGGGAAGAATCACCCATGAAACATTGGAAAATTGAGGAAACGATAATAGAATAAATTAAATTAAAATAAAATATATACTACTAATAAATGAAGTCCTCGGATAATACTCTTTTATTAGCAGGACTATTTGTACTTATCGTGGTTATAATCGCCCTTATTGTTTATTATACCAGACAAGGAGAAACTAAAACTGTAGAACAAACGAGTGATACTACCAAACTTACAGTTGAAAATTTAACTTTTGAACGAACACTTAACCCCGATCCAAGTGTCGGTGACGGTGTCAGTGGGTATACTATAGAACCATATGGGGTCGAGTACGCAGGACGTGCCAATTATACGGAGTTATCAAAAAACGTTACGTTTACGATGAAATGGACGAATGCACCCGGATTTAATAATGTTGTAAAAGGATTTAAAATTGAACACTATGTAGGTACCGATAAAAAACATACGTTTGAATATAATTCTGAGATTACTGATGTTAATGAAGAAGAATCAATAAGTTTTAGTAACTTTGGGGATTGTATCGTTAAACTCACGAGTGCAAATTGGACAACACAAGGAAATGTTATTGGACAAAACAAATTCAAACTGTTTGCGGTTAGAACAGATGAAACTGCAGATAATATACTTTACGACGGTACCGTCGCAACAACGTTTCCACCCGAATTAAAAATTTCCGAAGCCCAATTATCCGTGACGTTGAGCATGACAACACCAGAAACGGCAACATTTAAACCTGAAAAAGAAGACGGTACATCAACCAGAGCGGTTATTTATAAAACCGTCTATGATATTTCTAATGAACACACGACCTTAACTAAAAATGGTATAGGTATTTACTTAGAAACCGTCGAAAACACGAATAATAAACATTTTTACTTTCAGTACGAAGATGGTAAATATCTTTTAGAGGATTTATCAAAGGGTGTCCCAACTACCACGAAACTAAAACTTAAAGTTGAAATCGTCAACAAAGAAACTGGTACATTAATAGGAGAAATAAAAAAAGTAGGTGAGGATAAATATTTATCTTCCCCCGAAAATGGAACATTGGGCTTATATGCAACAAATGATGCACGTATAACTGAAAAAATTTTTGCCGGATTCAAGTGGACGTTTAATGAACGTATCTCTAAAACTCTTATGCCACATGGGGGAGCTGACTTTGAACCGAGAGACACACGGGCGATGTTTGGATATACCGTTTGTGTTTTCGGTGACGATGCGTTTGTTGGACATCCGGGTTATGTGGACGTTACTCTTGTAGATGATAAGGATAAAGGTGGACGCGTACACATATATAGACGAAACACTACAGGTGTTTGGGAGTTTAAGAAAACGATTACTTCTTTGATTACGGGTACTTATCCCGTAAAGGGTGCACAGTTCGGGTGTTCTATTTCTATTTCTAAAGATTATGCAGTTATCGGAGAAAAATATAACACGGCATTTCGGAAAGGTAAAGTATATATACTTAAAAGGGATGCTGATGGAAATTGGGAGACAAGAACACAAGGAGTACTAAATAATGAATCGATTTCCGATGAACAAAAACAAAGGTACCCTATATCTATAGAAGGGACCACTGTGAACGAACTTTTCGGTAGCTCAGTTGCTATATCTGATAAGTTTTTAGTTGTTGGTGCACCAGGTGCTGAGGGATACACAGGGAAAGGAAGTATAAAATTATATAAGTTTATAAATAAAACTGGTGCCATCTCGGTGGAATTCCGGGATGGAAAAGAAGGGAAAACTAACGGTGAACTATTTGGGCATGCCGTTGATATCTCCGGTGATAGAGTAATTGTTGGAGCACCCCATAAAGGTGGTGTCGCCCCCGATAAATCTTGCGATCCTAATAGTATTGAAAGGGCTCACTGTCCCGACACCTCGACAACGAATGCAGTGAAGACTGGTTCGGTATCTATATACAAAATCGGAAGAGACGAAAATCTCAAAGAGAAACTGGTCCTTGAACGTGAAATTAACCCACGGACGTCGTCGACTCAACCAGAGGGAAAAACATTTTTTGGGGAGTCCGTTGCTATTGACGGTATGATTGCAGTCATTGGAATGCCTGGGAAGAGAGGTTATTCAACACTTCAAACGGACAACGCGAATGTGGGAGCTGTATATGTATTGAAAGGGGATGGTGATAGAAAAATTAAGAATCTTAATAACCCACTGCCGGTGGTACGATGGGGGTATACCGAAGGGTATGGTGAACTTATATTTGACCGTACGATAACCGATAAGGTTACCGGAGGCGGGGAAGAGGGTGAGGATATTAAGTTGCCCGCGATACCGAATGTACGAAAGAATGGGGAATTCGGTAAATCCGTTTCTATTTCTGGTGATACAATATGTATTGGACAACCAGGTGGAGGTAGTGGAGATGTGTATGTATACAAATACAAATTAGTCAACACTGATACCTACTTTTACGGTGCGTCGAAGAACTCGGTTAACAGTAACGATCCAAAAAATGAGTCCAGAATAAAACTGGACCTTGTAAAGACAATTAAATCACCAACCGATGCTTCGGGTGGGAAATTCGGTAATTCCGTTTCTAATTCTGATGGTTACGTAATGATTGGAGAATATCTCGCTGTTTCATACATATCGGGTGGTCCGTCGTTCGCGAATGTGGGAGCTGCCTATATTACGGCTATCTAGTAAACCTAAGTTAAATAAAAAATAGTCTAAAAATATAAAACTCAAAATGTCAGATTCTATTGAAAATATTCTTATCGGTCTCGTTCGTGATTCGAACGACCACATTGACAAAATAAACAACAGCGTCCTTTCCAACAACGCGTTATTACAAACACTTGTTGAAAAGGTTACAAAAATCGAAGAGGAGAATAAATGTCTTCGTGAAAAGATGGATTCGGTTATCGAAACAAATACACTTTTACGTGATAAGATCGAACACATGGAAAAACCAAAACCAATCACGAAGAAACCGAGTAAAGTTCCTAAAGAACCTAAAATCGAGTGTTCAGCAATGACGGCTAAGGGACATAAGTGTACGAAACCGTGTGTACCCGGTGAAACGTATTGTACATTACACACGAAAATGAACAACAAACCACCCGTTGAACCAAAGAAGAAACGTCCAATTCTAAAGAAGAAAAAGAAAGAGGTCCCCGTACACAATCACAAACCTGGTGAATTACCAACTGAAACGTGTGAATTATGTGAAACTCACGGTGATATATTTGATCCTGATATGCCCGATTCAGAGTTTGAGGAATCTCAGGATGATGGTGATATATCTATAGAGGAAAAGTTACGTAAAATGCTTGACGAAGAAGAGATAAAGTCTGAATAAAAAATACATATAGACATGAAATAAAACAAAACCCATATACTACACCTTACCACAATTTATAAAACTCAAAACAAAAACTTTTTTATTTTATATAAACTCCCTCATAGACTCTGTTCATTCTTAAAAATAATGTTTATATAATTATATGCGTGGTGTTGAACTAAATGTTTTATTATTAATAGTATTAATAATAGTAATTTTATACTATATTTGTGATGTCTCGCTCAAAGACGCCCTCTTTTTATCTCGTATACAAACAGCCGCAAAACATATGGTGACGATGCATCCCATGGTGTCATCGAAGCCATGGAGAGCGCCTCTACCACTTCGAGAAAGACCAAAAGGGGAAGAAATAAAGATATATGTATTGACAAGGAGTGGTTCGAGAGAGGAATGTTTTAAGAAATTACGACAATCATTGGAAAATCAAACATATAAAAATTGGAAACATATAATAAGTAATGATAACCCCGATAATACATATTTAAAACATTATCCAAATATTATAAACGTAAAAAAGCAAAAGAAAGAAGGAGACGACGACTGTCCATACAATTTATATTTGAATAAATTATTGGATGAATGTAAAGATGGTTGGATTATTATATTGGATGATGATGCAAAATTTATAGATGATAAATTCTTAGAAAATTTAGTTGTTAATTGTAAAGATATAAATGAAAATCAAATTATTATATACGATACTTATTATGGGAATGAAAAAAAATTACATCGTGTAACTAACACTTCTGTAAAAGAAGAAGGTTGTGATATGGCAAATTTTGTATTTCATAGTAGCTGTTCGTTAAGGTTTGATTCTAGATGTGACGGGGATAGGAGATTTATAAAAAATGCTATTGTAAATCATGGTTACGATTTACAAAAAATAGACAACATTGGTATTTGGGCTAATTATAATAATCAATCACATGGTAAAGATATAGAGTGTTAATCCATTATCTCTGTCACAAATATATGATTTATAAAACTTTTTTTATTTTATACAAACTCCTTCATCGACTTTGTTCATTTTTTTTAAAAATATTTTTTTTATGATTATTCAATAATGATAAATATCTTTTATCTGATTTCAGTTAGGTTTAGTGTATATATGTGATACACAGTGTGACTTTGCCTCGGTATGGCCGCGAACCTCTATAGTTTTGGTTAGGTTTAGTGTATATATGTGATACACAGTATGACTTTGCCTCGGTATGGCCGCGAACCTCTATAGTTTTGGTTAGGTTTAGTGTATTCATGGTATATTTAACCAATTTAACAAAGTATATCTAAAACACGGGGGTGACGGTCCAATCTCGTCGTTGGTTTGAAACTCTCGTACCTCCTCTATCCAATCAAATTCATTAATTCTCTTGATGCGTGAAATCCCAGGCCAATTAATTTC